GAAGCTCTACTTTTTTACATTTCATATCTCCATAATTTCCACCTCCCGTTGCATTTGCAAATAAATTTAAGGGTTGAATATCACTTATATCCTCCAACATACCCGGAATTAACCCTCTACCTTCCGTTATACCGGGTATATCGCAACCAACTACATCTTTAAAATTAATATTTCCCAGCAAAGGAATCTTACCTGTTGGAATATTACGAACATATACCCATCGTGTTTTCCCGCTACAATTGTTTTCACTATCTGAAGAACATTTTCCAAGCGGTACAAAATAATTTGAACCCATCGAATAATCTGGGCCAGCATAGAATGGCCCATTTGCAGTTGGTATGATTGACCCATATGCTTGTGTCGTATTTACGCCGGATGCCGGATATGCCATTGCATAATTTAAAAAATTATTAGAAGTATTTTTAAAAACATTATATGCAGTTACATTAGAAGGAGTACCTAATAATGCCGGACATTTCATATTATTAAAAATGTTATAATCAGATGTAAATTTTTGTCGTTTATCACCAGATAAAACCATAATTAAATTATTTATAATAAATATATATATATATATATTCAAATGTTTTGTGTTGTAGCAATATTTAAAAATGAATCCGAAATATTAGAAGAATGGATTACACATTATTTAAAAGAAGGGTGCTCTCACTTTTTTTTAATTGATAATGGTAGTACAGATGATTATAAATCTATTCTAGATAATTTTGAAAACATTACGTTAGTTGTTGATAATACAAAACATGCACAAGCAAACTTATATAATAAATATTTTTTAAATAAAATACAACAGTATGACTGGACAGTGATTTGTGATTTAGATGAATTTATTTATGCTCGTGATAAATATAATACAATCGATTCGTATTTGAATAGTCTTGATAAAACGATAACACAAATTGCAATTCCATGGAAAATATTTGGTTCAAATGGGTTTAATACATTAGAACAAAAAGAACCAAAATCGGTAATTGTTAGTTTTACAAAACGGATTAATTATGATAAAAAAGCCGGATTTCAAGGTGTAAATGAAATTAAAGGTCAATTTAAAATGAATTTATGTAAATGTATTGCTCGTTCATCTGCAATCACAAACATCGGTATACATCATTCTAAAATGAAATATGGTCATACAATACAAAGTAATCATTCTGTAGAGTCAAATGTACCATTTATACCAATGAATGAAACAGTTCTAAAATCATCACAATTACAATTAAATCATTATGCAATTCGATCGTTAGATTGGTATACACGAATTAAAATGACACGTGGATCTGCTGCAAGTCAGAATTCAGCGAATATTAAGAGTCAATTATCTTATTTTACGGAGTTTGATGCTGTCTCAAATGATATAAAGGATGATGAGTTGTTAGAAAAATAAATTAAATTATTACGTATTACCATAAGCCATATGGAATCTATAATCATATAAATTACCCATATACTTTTCTATTAAAATCATTCTTTGTATATTTTTATCTTGTTCATATTGTGGTTCATGAAACATTGTATGTTTTATTATAAATCCAGAACGATAATCTGTATTAATCCATTTTTTTGTTATATTATATAACATATTACTATTAGTATTATCTATTTTTGAAATAATTTTATTTAAACCCGAACCATTACTTGCTTTAATAATAACTTTTTGATTATTTTTATTTTTAATAAATCTTTTGGATTACTGGTTGTAAATATCAAGGGAAATACATATATATCTTTATAATTATTTTTTACATAATTTCTTGCATAATATTTATCCGCAAATTGTTTTTTTTCAAATAGTCTTTTATATTTTAATGAATTTCTAAAATAATTAAAAGTATTTTTTTTTCTTTTTAAAAAAAAATCATATATAATATATAATATAATTAATAATATAATTAATATTTTATACAATTTCATTATAATAATACATAATTTATTATTTTAATAAATTATAAATACTAAATTATAAATACTATATAATTATATTATATATATTATAATGCCAGAAGCAAAAAGTAAATATTCAACAGATTATTATTTATATAATTATATTACAAACCCAATAGCAAAAAGAATTTGTTTTATAAGTCCTAATATTATAACATTTTTAGGAACATTACTAGTTATTCCAATTATTCAAAATTTAGTAAATAATGGAAGTGTTTATGTATATATGTTTCTAATAATATTAAGATATTTATTTGATTGTTTTGATGGTTCAGTTGCAAGAGAGTGTAATAAAAAGAGTAAATTTGGTGCTATATTTGATATATTATCAGATAGTATAGGTAATTTAATTATAGGTTCGTTTATTATATATTTAATTATTAAAAGAAAAAAAAATATATTATTAAATACACTAATTATTATTATTATTATATCTATAATATTTACGAATATATATGATCTTAAAAATGAACTATTAAATGATAGAAGCGGAACTATTTCAGGCAAATCTAATTATTTTGATAATACAATAATTGAAACTATTCATGATAATTTATTAATATTAGTTGTTTGTAGTTTTTTAACTATAAAATTATATATTAATTAAATATTGTTTATACTAATAAAATTAAATTGTTTAATATATATAATAATATGACTAAATTATATATTGTTACAGTTGGAACTGATATATCGGGATATTATAATATTTTAATAGATTCATGTAAACGTCTTAATTTAAATATTATTAATTTAGGATTAAATAAAAAATGGACAGGACAATGAAATATTCTTTATTAAAAGAATATTTACAGAAACTAGATAATAATGATGTAGTAGTATTTACAGATGCATATGATGTATTTTTTGTTGAAAATGAAAATACTATTTTAAATAAATTTTACAAATTTAGGAAACCGATTGTATTTGGAAATCAAAATGGTTTATTAACAAATATTTCAATGAATAAGTGCAATCAAAATAATTTAAATAGTGGTTCTTACATTGGATATGTTAAATATTTAAAAATATTATTAAATATTATATATCAACCAAAATTATATAAAAAATTAATAAATAATAAATGTTCAAAAAAGGTCAACTTGTACAAAAAATACATTTTACAGGCCCACTGATTCATTCGATTGGTCGGATCAAATCAATCTCGGATGAGTCCATTCTTGTTGCATCTCTTTTGAAACAAATAGAGGATACAACATGGCCCGCCGGAAGTTTTAAATCAATGACTGATGAAGATTATATGCTCCTTCGTCAACGTACAAAAAAAAGAAAGAAAAACAAACAATTCATAAATGGATTTGCAAAAGCGGTTCAATCTTCTTCAAAAAAACGTCGGCGTCTACATTCGCCCATTTCTATAACATCTCCTCGATACCATCCACCGATTCGTCGAAAACATCTTTCACCCCGACCGATGTTCTCCATACCAGACTCAAATACGACACATGATATACAAAAACAGAAGGATATCATAAAAACATATCGAGGAAAGAATCAACCGCCGTTGAATAAGTCTACCTTGAGCAAACATAAAACGGGGCCGGACGATATATTGTTAACACATCCACAGCTTCCAGACCAACCTATACTACCAAATCGTATTTGCATGATAAAAGCCCATTCATCCCTTGAAAATCGTCCCCGTTTCATGTCAATTCCACACGGGGTGCAACTCATTACACTGACGCAATTATGTGATGATTTTCCGTTGCAGGAAGAAGTTGATCAAGAGTTAGTGACGTTTATGGTTGAAAATAAAAAAAGATTGTTCGAGTCTGAAAATCCCTATAAATTAACGACGGATGGGAGCTATTTGCAAACAAAATTACAAAAAGTGGATGCATCGATAACTATACGTAATCATGTTTTTCAAGATGTAGTCGTAAACCATCGTGTTTCATTTGTAGGACTCGGTTGTGCCTCCGAATTTGGATGCGGTGTACAGGAATATGACCTCGACGCACCACCCGACCGTACCCTTATTGTAAATAACAAAATGGACACGTCTGATATACTTGTGTCGGATATAATTGAGCAATTTGGAAAAGGTATATATGTATGTGTATTTTGTAGAAGTTGTGTTGGTGTCAATGCGAAACATTTAAAGTTATACCGACAACTGTCTGGAATGTAAAAAAATAGAGTAGTCTAAGACCATCGTCTTCCATTAAATGAAAATCAACAAAACGGATAGGTGCCTGAGCTCTTCAATCGTGTACTTCTGCGCGGGCCACATGCAGGGTACTGTACCGTCGTTTTCTCTCTCTTTTTTTTAAGTGCACGGGAATGTAGGTCTTTCACATCAATTAAAAACTCATCACCCATTTTACTTTTACAGGATCCCATTATTAATATGACTTATATATAAATCATCAATAAATCGTTAGCATTAAGTTCTTTTTATTGTAAAAGATAAATCAACTAGTTGATTTAAATAAAATGAATCTGTTAACACGGGTCGTCGTGCTTTACATACGCGTTTAATACTATTTTCCAATGAAAGTGGATTTAGATGTCTCATAAGAAAATATGAAATACATACTGCCACACTTTTATTTTGTCCAGATGAACATATCACTAATACTTTACCATTTTTTTGAATTGCATCTTCAATAAATTGAGTTGTTGTTTTATAATACGATTTTGCAGCACGAGGTTTCCCTGTATTTAATACCTTTGTATTATTTCGTCTCATCCAATCATTTGTAAAATACATGTTTTCATTATCAATATTTATAATATGAGTAATTCCAAATGAACGACGTAATTTAGATTGTATAGCATATCTTGGATTACTAATAAAGAGTATATGTGGAATAATTTCTGAGATACAGTGTAATGATGAAGAACCTTTCCATGAATTACGAAGTATGTGTTCCATTTTTTTTAATAAATCACTACGAGTCGTCTGTGAATAATTATCACTCGTATTTACATTTTCCATAACTGTAAAAAAAAAAGTACGACCATAATTCGCAAGTTCGGCTTCTACATAGGGGCTACCGTCACTCGACCCTCGTTCTAATCTTGAATTCATCACACACTTTGTTGCAATTTATGAACTATAAAATTCTAATTAAATTTATTTTTTTTTAATACATTAACTGACATTCATTTATTTCAAAAACGGCTAGAGATATTATAAGAATTTACGTGACTTTTTTTTTCGTTTGATATAGGTTTTTTTTGTTTTTCTTCCTCCTGTAGTCGGGCTAACATCGTGTCGCTTGCTGAGTGTGTGGGCGATGCGTGATATAAAGTTTAAACGCTTTGAATTTTGCAAATCCATTTTGGTGTGTATATCTGCTCTAAATGCGGTCGGCCCATCCATAATATATATTTCGTTTGGTTTAATTGTAATTACCCTTTTTTTGTAGATTTGTAGATCCTTTTGTTGTAGTTGACTTAAATGTGTAGAATTTATAATTACATTCGTAAACAATTGAGAATTACGCATCATTTTTAACGATAAAAACATATATTCATAATTATTATCTTCCAACTCATTAAATATATATGTTTGAATGAACTTATGAAATGTTGTTATAAAATCGGTATTCTCACTAAATTCCGTAACATTATTAAACTCTATTTTATATAATAATTCTAAAAGTATATACATCTCATTTACAACTCGTGTGTTTTGTTGTAAATCGGTTTGTAATCTTGTTAGAGACTCTTGCGTTTTAAACCTAAATAAACAGCTTAAATATCCTATTAAAAAATCTCCATATTCGAGACAGATTTGTTTTTTGGTTTCGATATTTATTTTTTTACGATCAAGATTTCGATTTAATATTGATCGAATCGTATAGAAAACTGATAGTATTTCAAATTCAACCCTAGTTTGAGTATCGTCTTCATCTAGTGTTATCTTATTTGTATTTGTAGTATCATCGCCCATGAGTACTTTATTTATACTCGTTGTTGTACTTGCATATTTGTCTAAAATGGGTTTTAAAAATGGAGGAGAGGTGGTCTTATTATATTCATACATTTTGTATATTATCGCAAGTATACATAATACTGCAACGATAAGTTGATGACGCCGGCTTAAATCGACGATTAACGGGGTAAGTCTTTCACCAACTGTTTCTAAGTTTACAGGAAGTTTATCTAATAATGTAGAAGTATTCATACTTATTCCTGAAAAGGGATTCTTCTTCATATTATTATTTACTATACGGAATACAATGCTTCCTAATTTCCTAATAATAAAAATGCCGGTTATTCCACCAATCCCCTGTTTCATATAATCTCCAAGAGAATTTAATATTGCCGGTATTGAAACGAATAATAGCAAAGGGAAGGCGGCTCCTCCACTTCCTATCGTTAATAGGATTGATACTAACATTAAGTCATCATATGATAAATTAGATGATGGCATTATAATTTAACAAGTTATATTTTTCAAATATTTTATTTGTACGATATCGTTTTTTAAATGCCATCTATCATATATTCACCTCAAATCTCAAAAGTTCCGCACGGTGATCATCACCCTACCCCTACTCCTACGCACGCTGATCACCCTAACCCTACTCCTACGCACGACGACCACCAAGCGTGTAGCCTGGTACCAGTGACTGACCGCTTTTCTACAAAGGGCCTGGTCTACACAAAAACATTCGTATTCAATAGGACGGAGTGCAAGGCTGATCGAGTTCCTCCATTCGCTCCCAGAGCCTGTCGATATTAACGGCCAGCAGTGAATTGGTATAATCGTTTCCCCAATGTTCATCATGCTTCTCCCACTCTTCATCGTCGGAACAATATTCCCGTGCACTCATCTGAATATAGGTAGGACGGCGCCGATTTGATTAATGACCAAAAATCAATCAGGTCATAAGTCATCCACAAAAAATAATTTTTTAAATTTTCAGAAACAACGAATAACACGACCTTTTATATTTTTAATCTTTTTGATATAATGTCCATGATTTTTATGATTGATTATTATTTTGATTATTTTGATTCATAAGTTGTACTACACAATGATGATTTGATGATTTACATTCATTTTGTTTACAACACGTATCATTAAATGGATGGTAAGAAACAGATGTGTTGATACTATTCGGATTTAAATATTCACAATTTGGAAGCGGTTGTAATTTGGCAAAAGGATATGAAACCGACGAATTTTTTGTAGATAAAAACGTACTACCATACCCTTGTATATTTGTCCATGTTTTACTCTCTTGTATCGTCGGCTGATGAGGCGCGGGTTCAAACGCAGCAAAATTCATTTAATAAAGTAATTCTATTTTTGTTATATTCTATCATCATATAAAAAATGTACAGAGTATTAAAAAGAAAATGATTGAAAATATAAAAAGAGATAATCTTATAAACGGACAATATCAAATACAAAAAGAAATTGGACATGGTAGTCATGGTAAAGTATATGAGGCATGTACCGTCGCTCACCATTACCCCGTTGCAGTAAAATTAAATTCAAATAATCAGCTTCTAAATAGAGAAGTGAAGATTTACAATTACATTTGGAATTATAAAAAAAAAGGTAAGAGTGAATCTTTAAATATTCCGGAGATGTTATGGGATGGTGAGTATGGTAATATGCGTGCAATGGTTATGTCTCGACTTGGGCCAAGCTTAGATAAATTATTTGATAGATATTCTAAAAAATGGTCATTGGCAACGGTATGTCGAATTGCAACAGATTGTTTATTATTATTAAAAGAAGTTCATAAATTAGGTTTAGTTCATCGTGATATTAAACCAGATAATTTTGCTGTAGATAATTCGGAGGGAACAGGTATTTATATATTTGATTTTGGATTATCCTCGCAATATATTAGTCCAAGTGGAAAACATATTCCCGTACGGGATGGCTTGTCTTTAATTGGAACAATGCGGTATGCTTCAATACACGTGCACGAAGGTTTTCTACAAAGTCGAAGAGATGATTTAGAAAGTTTTTTTTATATGTTATTATATTTTACAACGGGTAGTTTACCCTGGAAAAAAATAAACGAAGAGGTAATTCCGGATCGCGGATTACGGTCTTTGGCGATTTTAAAATTAAAAAAGGAATTATCAGAAATAAATTTGCCTGAAATATTATATCCATTTTTTAAAGCGATTCGTAATTTAAATTATTCCGATACCTTTGATTATGACGAATGGATCTTGTACTTTGGAAAGTTAGCTTGTTCACGAAATGAAACGGATTGGCATATTCAATCTAATATGAATATACCTAGACAAAAGCATACATTACGTAACCATACGCAATAAAAAATAAATATAAATAAAATAAATATTTCTGTTTTTTCATTTTCATACCATCGATGCCAACTGTATACAGCCATGTGGCAACCTGTATTGACGGATACTCTCCATGTGTTATCAATGGTTTACTGAGTAACGCCACCTGCACGCGCCGATTGCGTACAAAGGCCAAACAAGGTGATATGGTACTGATATATGCCGGCAAGAAGCTCAATAATGAACGGCAACTTCTGTGCATGTACATTGTGACCGCGAGTGTACCCGTCCTACAATATAACAATACACTATTTCACGGACAATTATTTCGGCGACCAGATCAATTGTACAATCGTCACGGAGATCGGCAATTTGAGAGTCCGCTGCGACATAATTGTCCGCCGAACCGTTCTCACGATTTGTTTGCAACAAACCGTAGCGAACAAATTGATCAGAAAGTCCTTCTCTCGACATACTTTCATTTTTATGTTAACGCAGATCAATATCCACGTCACTCGCGTAGAGTGAATGGTGTTCCACTTACCATCTTAGATGGTATTGATACGCGGGTCAAATTGCCATCGCACCAAAATCGACAATATAAGAAAACACATTTGACCCAACACGAGTTTAATACACTTGTGCTCCAACTTGAAACAACGACCCGTCCATACGAAAGACTCTTTAATAGATCTGTCGTCATTACGTAATATTTAATTTCCCACATTTCTTGTTTTTATAAAATACCGGAAGTAAATTTATTACTAATCAAGCGTTTTGATTTGTATCCGAATCCATTTTTTGAACATTAATTAAAGTTCGATTACGTTTTATTTTAGAAGGGTCAAAGTCGTCATTATTATCTCTATCATAATTTTCCTCATGATATTTCCAAAATGCATCGGCACCAATTTTAAAATTATCATGGGGTTCTGCTTTATACCAAAAAACTTGATCTTCTAATTGATTACTTTTAGCATTATTATAAATAACTAAACATTCAAAATTTTCAGTACATTGATCCATAACTTGAGAAAAAACTTCAAATGATGGAAACATCCCTGCATAACTTTCATAAATACGTTTTCGATTTGAAACAATATTTTCTCTTAAAATAAATACATAATCAATATTTGTACGTAAATTTGGTGGAATACCCAATGCGTATTGCATTGTTACAATAAACATCATTTTATAATGACGCCCATTCATAAATATAGCACGAATATCTTTTGATTTTGTCCAACTTGCATCATATAAGCAGTCATCTAAAATAAGAAATGCACGTGGATCAACAGAAGAGTCTCCCGATTGTTTCATATCATCATTATAACGTTCGACTGCTTTTTTTTGTCGTGTTAATAATTTTTGAATTATTTCCTCATTATATTCATCATGAATGAATAATGGCGGTACCATATTTCCATAAAAACAATTTGCAGATTCAGTTGCTGAAATGACCATTCCAACAGGTATGTTTTTATGATAATAAAGAAGGTCTTTACATAAAAATGATTTCCCAGTGTCTCTTTTACCAATTAATACGACTACTTTATCATCGTCAATAGAAGACATATCAAACTTTCGTAGATTTAAATTCATTTGATTTTTCCCGTAGTTCTATTACACGGTATTTTTAATTTTTCTTTGCATAAAAAGACGCATGATGAATCATTAATTTGAATATGGGTTTTTTTTAAGAATTGAACGCAAAAATATCTTTTTATAATAAATAAAATATCATTTACAAGTAAGTTTAAAATATGAATAATATACTACTTGTGATTGTTATTATTTTTGTAATTATTATAGTATGTTGGTGTTTTTATTATAATAAACCAACAACTGAAAGTTTTATGCCAGCTTTCAAAACTTTCCAACAAAATTTAACTACTCAGCGTTCAAAAAGATATCCGGATATAAATTTGGAGTATTATGACCCAACAACTGATACAAATCCACGTATTTTAAATACAGATAAAAACCTTATATTTAACAGTTCTAATCATACCCCTGAAAAACTATTGTTTAGTTATGATGCGGGAGACGTTAACATGAGTTTTAAGCCTTCTAAAAATATGAATGAATTTAATATTAAAAATAAAAACAATGCAACTATTTCATTAAAAAAAAATGGCGATGTAAATCAATTATACGGTACTATACATGCAAATAATGTATTACTAAATAATAATACATCATCCTCCCCAACAAACCAGATTCATATTTCAAAAACGAATACAACTCAAGAAGAGCAAGGTATTGTCCTACATAAAGATGGAAATAATATTAGTCAGTTTTGTATCGATGGGAAATGTATTACACAAAATATGTTAGATAAAGCACAAGCAAAATGTGATTTATTAAATAATTCAGGTACCGGTGTAATACATTCTACACAATCACCATTAAAAATTCAAAATTTACATGTAAATAACTTAAATTCTAACGCCGAAACGATTAATAGTGCACATTATGTTACTACCGGCGCGACCTCTTGGAAACAAAATAGTAGTGGAAATAAACCAGATAGTTGTTTACCAAATGTATCTACTTCGGGTGAATATCATAATCGTTATGGAAAAACACTCGGTGTACAATGTTGTAGTAGTTCTACGAGTAACCTCGGTAGTCGTCCCGATTGTATTTCGTCTACGACGTATGAAGATGCAGAGGCTCATTGTAAATCACACGATATGGTATTGTGTAGTAGAGAACAAATTAACAAGGGGGCTGGGCGGTCGACGGGATGTAATTTTGATGCTTACCAAGTATGGACACGCGACATGTGTTCAGCGCCAGCTGAAACAAGTCCCGAAGTAAGTGTTTCTGGATCTTTTAAGACGAATACTCTTAAATCAAATGAATTTCAGATTGGTTCCGAACCAACATGGACGATTGAAACAACTTCAAATAAGTTAAATATTCAATCGTCTAATTCAAGTAAAAATAATGTAGCAATTAATTTTTCGACTTATGAAGCACCTGTAATCTCTAATAATAAAGTATGTGTTAATAATTGGTGGGGTACTCGGGGATGTGTTACAAAACCCGAAATTGATATATTAAAAGGCAAGCCTTTCTATCTAAAAAAGAATTCGTTAAATACAGAAAGTATGTTATCAAATACAAATAGCGGTGTTGCAGGTACAAATTCGACAGTAACATATGCAGATAAGTATTATAAATTTGTTTCTTATCCGTCTACCGGAATCGCCGCAACCCAAGCAGTGATTATGACACCAAAGGTTCCGTAAACAAATTAGTTAATCCGTCCCATGCAATTATTTAATCTGTTTTTTGATCGAATGTTCCTTTTTTACTTGTATGACGACGTCTTTCATTCTTCTTATAATATAAAAGATGTGGAAATAAAATGTTTATAATTTGTTGTTTTACAGTGTCACCGATGCCGTTATTTTTATTTAATATAGTTGCTTGTTTAAAAAGTACATATCTTTTAAGTAGAATACTTGCCGTATCGAAAGGTATCGGTATTTCTGTCAATGTATTTTCAAACTCCAAATAGGGTGTCTTAAATATTTGATCAACATTTTTATAATCGGAGTCTTCGATATCCATTGCGTATGAATGTGCCATATTATTATTTGGAAGTAAAAGATGTATCCATTCTTTAATCGTTAAACGTACATCGTTCTCAACATTACTTTCAAATATATCTTTTAATAAAATATTTGAAAATATTACTGAAAAACAATTTTCTTGTTTTATATTTTCTTGTAGTTTTTCATAACAAGATGTAGAAAATTTAAATGGAGTATGATCATCATTATATACGGGTTCGTTTGCAAGCGGTAGCCAGCCATATCTTTCATAATATCCTACCCCTCCTAATATCGAGAGTGATGGAGTTAATTTCATTTTATCAATCCTTTTTTTAGGATGATATTGTGGCAAATTTTGATCGGCAATTCCCTCACTTCGATCTTCTAATACACAATGGGTAATTTCTAATACTATATTTATATCATGATAAATTTGCATGACATCTTTTACATCAATCTTATCTTGTTTTGTTGGCTGTTTTAAATAAAAAAAATTATCTAAATATGCTTCCTGGATATCTAAATCACGATATGACATTTTCGTAAGCACAGTATCATTTGAATCTAAAACCGATATATACGGTATAAGTGATGTATCGTTTATTTTTTTAGTTTTGTTCCCAACGTGTCTTACGTCACTGCGTTGATTTGTTATTTTAAAACGTAATTTTTTGTTGTTATAATGAACTGTAAATATTACATTCTGATTTTGTTTAAATACATCTTTAAAAAATGTTGCCGATGTTTCTTTTCCTTCATACCGTTTTCCATTACATTCATAATACTGTGTAATTTTTTCATTACTCCAATAAAAATGGTTTTTTAAGTGCTTACAGTCTTTATACTTGTAATTTATCCACTTTGGAATAACGGGAGTTAATGATTTTAATTTTTTTTTGGATTTAATTTTTGATGCATGAATAACTTGTGAATCTATATTATATAATATTATTCGATACGAAAAATGTACTAATTTGGAACGTAACTCTGTTAAGTCTCTAATTATATTTGATAATTCATTAAAATGTTTTGGTTTTTTTGATATATAATTATGACCGTCAAGTATTGTTTTTAATTCTGACGGTTTTTTTCGTCGTAACGTGTGTAATTTTAATAGATGTGTTGTTTTTTGAAAATATAATTCATATAAATCACCAATTGTTAGTTGATAAATCAACGTTGACATTTTAGTTGACGTTTATATTAAAGAAGAAGATTTAATTTAAAATAAATTGAAAAATATTTTATATAAGAAATAGTGACACGTGGTGGCATAGTATTGATTATTAATTAAAAATACACATATACCCACGATTGGTCGATGACAAAAAATACGACCAATGCCAGGCTACTATTAGGAAATCCGAATTACACTTTTTCGAACTCTAATTTTGATAAATTACATACGTGCGTGGGCGAGCCAAACCATGATTGGTGAAATACACTCGTTTTTTTATGAAATGATAGTTTCCAAACGGGGCGTGGGTTCGAGATTATTTACTTTTTTTTAGTATATTTTTTTTTTAAGTCTTCATGAGACAAATCATTCATCTTATCAAATACACTTGAAGCATTCTGCTCCTTTTCCTTCTCTTCTGTTTCTTTTTCTTTTTCCTTTTCGTCTTCGTCTTCGTTTTCTTTTTTACGTTTGATGTTTTCTTCCATTGCTTTTTCTTTCATGTCTCTTTTTTCAGATTCATAATAAATATTACGTTTTACTTCATTCTCTTTATAATTTTTCATAAGTTCATTTAACTGTTCTTCTTGATATTCTTGCTGTTCGATTTGATCTGCATTAGGATCCCATGGTAACCAATATCCAACTGGAGCAACAAATACATTATGCGTTTTATCTAAACGTTGCAATACTTTAGACCGTATACTTGCTTCTTCCATTGTATTATAAATACCCCGAACTTTAAGACCTCTTATCGACGTTTGAAATTTATTTTCTTTATGAAATTCAGCATCTAATTCAGTACATTTTTCATGCATGAATGTAAGATATACATCGGATATATTATCAAGTATAGATAAATCGAAACGTTCTTCGCTATTTTCTTTTAAATATTCCCAAAATTTTTGACGTAAAAAATCTTCTTTTTGTTTTAAAATCTTTTCAGGTGATACAAAAGAAAGGCAAACATAATTTTGTCCTGGAATTGGAATATCGACATCAAGATGATCATTTTCTTCTAATGGTGTTTCGATTTGCTGCTGCATATTAATTTTGTAAATGGATGCTATAATAACTGTATTGTTGAGTTCTATTTAAATGGTGACGACATATATAATAATAATGCCAATTCATTTTTACATAACATATAAAACACACTGTATTTATCCTGTTTTATATAATGATTATGGCCCCGTATCACGATTAATATTTAATAAAAATAAATCCATACAATTACAAAATGCAAAAAAAAAATCAGCAGAAGCAGCATATATCGCACTTTATGCGGCCTCATATGTTACATTATTTGTAAATGATATTGTATATTTTATAGAATCATTACATCAAATACAGGTATGTACTGTAATCGCAAATGCCGCAAAACAGGCAATATATGTTGGCGCATATGCGACTCACATTGTAAATAATATAGCGAATTTTAATTCTGAAAAAAATATTGATATTGATATTGTCGAAGGAACGAATTCCGATTATCCTTCTAACGACCCCGATTATCAACTTCCATTAATAACAATTATAATGACAACTTATAATTGTGCAAAATATGTTTTACATGCAATCCAATCGATACAAAATCAAACAATTATAAATTGGGAATTTATAATTATTGATGATTGTAGTGAAGATAATAGTGATAGTATTATACGTGAAATTGCAAACAAAGATAATCGTATTATTTATTTTAGAAATGCGTATAATGTTGGTTGTTATGTTTCTAAAAATATAGGAATATTACATGCGAGAGGTGATTGGATTACATTTCAAGATGCAGATGATTATTCATTATCAAATCGATTACAATTGCAGTTTGAAGCATGTACTAAATATCAATATGATTGTAGTTATGTTAAATTTTTAACAAGAAAAAGTTTGAGATGGTCATGGGCTCCCATTTCATTATTTATAAATAAAAAAGTATTTGAAAATACATTCGGATTTTTTGATTGTGTTCGAGTCGGTGCCGATTCTGAACTTCATAACCGAATTATACTTTCAAATTTTAAAATATATATAACGAACGAATATCAATATGCTTGTATTGACAAATGGGTTGAATTAGAAGAAGACGAAAATCAAAGTCGTGTTTCATTAACTTCAAATACTAAATACGATACGGTTCGTATTATTTATTATTCAATATTTTCAAAAGATTCAAATATAAATTTAAAATATAATTTTTTCCATAAAACACTCATTGCAAACAATTTTGCAGATATATTTTATCCTAAAAAACAACATGTTAAGAAATTATTCGAAGAACATTTACAATTGATTACAACAACTTAAATTATTTTTGTAATATATTTGAATGTACAATATATACCGAATTCTCGGACATGCATATTATATCTTTTCCATTTTCAGTTTCACTTGCATCTATCTGAAAAACTTTTTTTAAAGGAGAAGTATACTCATCATTATTTTTGTATAATATTGTATCTTTATCTTGTGTTTTTACTAATTTTGCTTGTTGACATGTACTTGAGAGATAATAATCAAGCATAATTGGTTTATCTTGCTCTAGAGCAATCGAGGATGCATGTAAAAGTGTTGCTGCATGTGGAGATATATTCGATACACTTTCCGTAGATTCTGACATTGTTTATAATAAAAATTATTGTTATTCGTTAAATATATTCATATCCAAGATAAGCTTACTACATTAACAAACGCAACTAATATGCGTTTTATCGGTGTTTATCATATTTGTTTTAAAAATCTCAGATATAGTACTAAATTTAAAATATTTAATATAATTATAGAACTCTTATTACTAAAAATTATTATTAAATGACAGATTCCTCATCGATTTCAGTTTTAAATACAACTATTAGAATTATACTTGTACTGTATGCTGGTTTAGTCGCGTCAAATTTACCAGAAAATATGGCCAATTTATTCAGTAATGTATATTTTCGATTCGTAGTTGTATTACTTATCTTAGGATTAAGTTTGGCGGATCCAACTTCTGCCATTTTATTAGCAGTCGGTTTTGTTGTAAGTATTCAAACTGCCAATAAATATCACATATCAAAACTTGCAAATTCAGCTATATCTTCAACCGTACACCCGGGTGTCACTTTAAACGCTCCGCCACCCCCGGCTAAGTTATTGCCGGTCTCTTCTGCATCAGAAACAGTTGAACCATTTCAAAATAATATACCGTCTATGCAGCAATTTTTAACACGTAGACAACCAAATAATATTCAAAATAATACTCCCGAATTTACTACAAATATGCAACTTGGTGCTATTCAAAATAATACGGTTCAAGATAATCAAAATACTGAAGTTAGAACATGGCAGAATGAACTCGGCCCACAAGGTTTATCACAACCATCCGGTTATACGAATCCATCTGTATTATCGCCATTTAAAGTTGAATTAGCTCAAACACAAAACTAATTCGATTTATGTGAGAAAATAAAGTATATTTTTTTGTAATTACTTTATAATAGTTTAAATATTATGTATTCAAATCAATGGATTTATGTGAGTATTATATTAATTATATTAATTATACTCATTTGGGTCTATATCTATCAATTATTTCCAAACAAATACGAACATTTCGAAAATGAAACCAAATCCAGTCGGCAAATTCCAACAAAAGATGAACTACAAAAAAATTATAAACTTATTACTTTAAAAAAACAACAAAATGTATATGATAAATCTTATGTTTTATTGTATACAAAACTGTTTGATGATTATAAAAATAAATTAACAGTATATAGCATAAATGATCTTGTTAAAAATACAAAATTATTAGAATATGGTAGTCGGGCTGTAATTGCAGATTTAGGATGCGGTACAGGTACACACTTAGTAACTATTACGCAACAAAAAATAAAGCCGCGTTTGTATGGTGTTGATACATCAAGACAAATGCTTGATAAAGCACACTCGGTTTTAAAAGCATATACGCCGACTGTTCGGTTATTAGAGACGTCATTTGATTATAAAAATGCATTAACTACAAATACATTTACTCATATCACGTGTTATTATTTCAGTTTTTATTATTCAAAAAATCATAAACAATTATTGCAAAATATATATAAATGGTTAGTAAATGGTGGATTTTTTTGTGTACATTTAGTTGATATAAATAAATTTGATCCAGTACTTGATGCCGCAAATCCATTTATAGGAATATCTTTACAATCTTATATGTCAAAAAGAAAAAGAGATAGCGTTATTATTTTAAATGACTGTATTTATCAAAGTAATTTTACGTATCATCCCTCAAAAAATATAGCTTATTTTAATGAAAATATTATTTACGATAAAGAAAATACATATCGTAAAAATATTCATAAATTAAATGTTTCTACTCATAATCAAATTATCGAAGATGCACGTTTAATTGGTTTTAAATTAAGAAATATAACTCCTTTATATAATCTAGGATATGAATATCAATACTTATGTTATTTACAAAAATAATTCAAAGTCACATGTGTTTTTTAAAGTTTCAAAATGGAATAATGTATAATAATCCAACATATATATATATATATATTTATTCGACATCACTATCTTCAACTTCTTCTTCATCCTCGGATAAAATCTCAGATGTTTCCGTATTTACAGGTACGGGTGTTAGTTCATCTTCATCGGTTGAACGAAAATTATATCCTTTTGCACCATTCTCATCCGAACGATATTCAACTTGTTGAATTTGCCAACTAACACCGAATTTACCACCCGCAAACCAAACGGCATTACACTTCAAAATTGCACGAACATCACATTTACCCGTAAGATGCTGGTTTAATTCACCTTCCATTTGTTCTTGTTTATCATTATACATTAAACATTTCCAAACACCTTCGTAATAGGGAACCTTGACTTTAAAGGATGCCGGATATTCCGAACTATTGTCACCCGTAAGTTTGTCTTTTGCAAATTTGAGTTGTCTATTATACAAATGTTCACAAACTTCCGGGGTCAATGATTTTTTCTTTAACCATTTTGATGTATATTCAGGACGACACGCATCTTCGATTATCTTCTCATCAAATTGAGATAAAAATTGTTGAAAAGTTTCGACTTGTGTCAGATTTTTACCTTTTAGTGAAAAATTCAAAGAATATTTAGGAGGGGCACCTTGTTGACGAAACTCTTCAGGCGGTTCACAAATTCCATCCCAAGTACGAAGCCAGGGAGTTTGAACCTCAAACTTACCACCATCATACGATATATAAGAAGATTTGAAACTCGCATTTGATTTACCAGTATTTACTTCACTGTAACTAATTTTTGAAAAATCGACTTCATGTCCTAAAAGTGGCTTGTAAGAAGATTGAGATTGTTGTGATTGTTGAGAGCAAGACATTTGATTGTATTTATTATGTTGTTTTTTATTTCTGGTTGATTAAAACAATTTTTCTGTTTATATTATTTATTTTTATTTATTTTTTATTCATCAGATAGATCATTATGAATGAGAGATTCAACACGCTTTATCTCTCTAAACAATTCCGAACGATATTTCATAGAATTACGTAGTAATTTATAAAAGTTATCATGAGATAAATAAAGGCGGGTATAATATCTTCTAGTTTTCTTTTTAAAATTATTTCGTCTTATTTTACGTTGTGTTATAATACTGGCATGTACTGTTTTTAGAAATCTTTTCCTACAAATATATGAGATTATTGTATTTTTTAAAATATTAAATAATTTCTCATTTTCTTTAATGATTTGATAGATTTCTTTTTCTCGTTCTTTCTGCTTATGTTCCTGACGATTTTCATTTTCAACTTTGACTTCCGGTTTTTTACTAAAATAAGACAACCAATTCATATTCATATTCATAATTAAAATTTGTTTTGTTTGTTTATGTATGTTAGTATATAAACAAAAATTTTATATACTATTTTGTTTTAAAACAACACTACACTTTATTTACACTTTACACTTTACACTTTACACTTTTAAATGACTTTAAATTAATATGACGCACCGCCGCCGTTTGTTTACGATATGTATGTGGTTTTTTATTTGATTTTTTAAATAATTTATGTGAACATTTTCGAGTACGTTTCCCGCCTCCGACTGATAACACGTTTTCAGATTTCTTCTCACTTACCATATACTCTGCCGGTTTTACAAATAGTTCTGCATCATGAATTAGTTTGATTTCATCTAATGTAAACATATTAAATACTTCACGACTAAAAACTCCAACAGCATTTTGCTCTGCATATTTATACGAATCTTCTTTATCGAAATGTTGACCTTCTTTTATTTTATTCACTTTATTCGAAATCATTTTTTTAGATATAGATAATAACTTTAATATCTTAGAAGTAGATTTTGAGTCTTTTTCCATATCATCATCATCGTCGTCCGCTCCATCTTCTGAATTAAATTTAATCTTGAAATATAAACCATGCGGACAATTCTCAATAAAATATCGCTCCAAATTTGACAACTCCTGACCATCGTTTGAAAAGTTTTCAAAACAGGGAATATCAAGAATTAGAGTTTCTGTAGTTATTGCTTTATTATTATTAATTTTAAATGGTTCGGTTATCGATGATCGTTCTAAATGTAACGGAATATTGTTTACAACAAGGGAAAATGTATTATGATCAGACTGAAATGCATTATCTAACGCCTCCTCCGTTGAAGCTTTTAATGTTTTTCGTTTATTTTTTCTATTTTTGAATGTTTTTAAAATTTCATTCACATATTGTTGTTTTAATGGAGATTCCTCATTATATACTGTGGTATAATTATATAAATTGACAGGTGTCGATACATCACTTGTTGGTTCTAATTGATTTATTACAGAAGATGAAATAAAAATATGATTCGAAATACATTCAATATGAGAGTTTGATTGATTTGGACTATAAACGAGTAACATACCAACTTCTTTTGAAGCATATTTGAGGGGTGTATCAATACCATATTCTTCCACCCCACTGACTAATCCAAGAGTATATGGTGTAATGATATCGTCTTGCTTCAAATTAGAAACTATTTTAATTAATTCACTTTTGGTACAAAACTCACGAATATCATTATTATATAATGATATAAAAGCAATAAAAGGATCATTTATCCCACCACGATGTTTCAGACTCAGCGCATGTACTAATGACGATGCTGCTGTCATTATTCGTGTAGAGCCTGTCGGTTGAGCTTCAGTAGAATGTTTTATATTATACTTGTGATCTGTAAGAATTTCACAATAATTTTTAAATCCATCTTCTTTTATTTTTTTATAATCACTAATCGGAATTGTTGGTAAAGCATGATGACACATAACAACATGTCTCTTCCCGTGTGTTTCCGATATAAAAATCTCTCCTTTTTCAATCCAATTATATATAACACCTTTTTTTGAAACAATATGCCGTATAAAATTCAAACAATCTATATCAATATTTGATTTTGAATATTTATCTTGTATGGTTTCTAATACCCATGACGATGAAGTAAAATCAATAGTATACTCATCATCTTTTATAGATATGATCTTTCCATTTTTTAAATGAGTATCACCTACTTTTAGATTTTCATTTTTTAAATGAGCTGTATCACCTACTTTTAGATTTTCATTTTTGTCAATAGCATCTTTTGAGATAATCTTTTGTTCGGGTACAAATGAAAATATAGGAATAGTATCTTTATCTTCAAACCCACAATGCTCTTTTAATATTGCTTTTAAATCATCTTTTAAATTCGTTTGTTTATCCGCATTTATTAATAAAAATGGAACATGTAATAAATGAATATCATATTTCCCGAGAATCCAGTTAGTGATTACCGCTTCTTTAGATTCTTGTTGTTCTTGTTGTTCTTGTTGTTCTTTTAAACTGCTCTCTATAATCAATTGCATTTTTTCCGACCAACTCTGGAATATATTCCCTCCAAATATAAGAGGGGGGGTGCCTGCTTTTTCTTCAATTCTATTCTCAATATATTCCAAATTATTAAAATATAAAAAAGATGATGTATTCTTCTTGGCAACACTGCCATCGTCAACACTGTCAGGGTCTTCATGAATATTTTGAACATACATATCTTTTTCAATAAAAAGAGTATTTGTTGCATCAACAACATCCCTTTTTTTTTGTTTAAGTATCTTTTCTAATTGCTGTACACGAGATAACGCAACTGTTTGTTGTTTTTTTTCTAACTGTGTGTTATTTCGTTTTAGATCTGCTATATTTTTTTCAATACTTTGACTATTTTCTTTAATTTTTTTTAAAAGTACAGATTCTTCTTGCATGTTTGCAGTATGTTTTTCTTGAAGAATTTTTAGTTCGGCTTCTTTTTTTTTGACGGTCTCTTCTTTTTCACTAATATCTTTTGTCTTTTTTAGACTCTCATCTTCTAATAGTTGTATAGTTTCTGCATCCTCTTTTGCAGTTGATTTTGTAACTAATTCTTGTTTTTCTTTCTCAATTTTCTCTATCAATTCTTTATCCGCATTATGAGGCCCGGTAGGCCCAAGTATTAGCACACGTATGCTTCGCATGATTTGTTGCTCTATTTTTTTTATGGCTATTTCTTTGTGTTTTTGTTCGAATTGTTTGAATGTAACATCTAGTTTTTCTTCTTCGAGTTGGGTTTGTATCTCTTCGAATGTGGCTAATTCTTCCGTTAGTTTCACTTTTTCAGATTTTTTTGTAGATACATTCGTTTCTATTAATAGTATCGCTTCTTTTAATTCTTTACGTTGTTGAATTAAATCTTCTTTTTGTTTTTGTAAACTTTTTTTTTTATTAGATAACTCCTGCTGTTCAGTTTCAATCGCAGTTTGTTCTTCTTTTGTTTGTTTTTCTTTTGGTTTTTCTGTTGGGTTCAATGTATCCGAAACGGATCCAAAAGAGATTATATTTTCCTTTATTGTATCAAAAAATGTAATCTTTTTTTTATTTTCAAAATCAATAGGTTTTTGGTCGTCTATATTCGAATTTATATTAAAATTACCATGTAAAATAGAACGACCATATTGTTTTAATTCCCATGTACCCGATGACTCTCTTGTAGAATTTTTAATACAATATAATGGAAATGCTTCTATTTTTTTAGAATCTGTTAAATTTATTTGATAGTTTACATTTTGAATTGTTACTGACTGTTCAGACCCATATTTCGTTTTTTTGTCGAATGAAACCGGTATGCCACTATAACTGGTATGATGTTTAAATTTATTAATAATATCGTCTTCCAATTCATCATTATCGTTATATAATGTATATGACCAAATATCTTTATCAAATAGAGAAATTCGGTGTAATAATTTATCTTTTAGAATGAGTATATTTTTTTCACATTTATATGGTATAAGTTTATGTTCTAAACTATATAATTGTTGCAAAGTATATGCATCATGAATTGGCTGCTTTTTTAATAAATCATGCAATTTAAAAATATCAATAAATAATTTGTTTCTTAAATATTGTGTATGATTTACAAAATCATGCTTTACTAATTTTTCAAGAAGAGTGTTTAACCCTGTTTTTGTTTTTAATAAATTCTCAATAAAATCAATATATGATTTAAATATATGGGGATTTTTATCCCATTTTTGTTTTGCTATGAATAAAATAACACGAAGGAGTTTAAATGCAACCTGTCCTTTGATAGCCGAACAACTGAACATACTAATCAAATCTGATATATTTGGGAATTCAGAAAGTACGGTTGTTCCCTTTTTAACATCATCATGTTTTATGATATCTCCACTTAAATTTGCAATTGCTTTCGCAGCGTATTTTGGATTATTTTGAATAATTGGAAGAACAACACTTGTAATATTCATTTTTAATAATAATAAATATAATTATTCTGAAAAATCAGATTCTCAATTATAGCTTGTTGGTGTTAAAAATCGTCTGCAAAACAGCGAGCACAACGACGACTGATGATCCTTCTTATTTATCTGTGCATCGTCGACAAGAATTACAACTAAGGATCGGCTCAATCAATGCCTTGGGAGTATTTGAGTATGAGATAGAGAGAGAGAGAGAGAGAGAGAGAGAGAGAGAGAGAGAGAGAGAGGATTTTATTTAATTGGCGGGGTATGTAAAATAGCTGATGTAATACCTGCTTTTTTCTTGTTAAGCATAACTACGCATACTGGGTTTCCATGATATACGTATGATATAAATGGTTTGTGAGTGTGGTCAACACCTGATGGAAATAGAGCTTCCATACATAACCAAACATCAATATGTAAATTTTCAATATAATTATTTGTAACTGCACACATATGCTTTGCAAATCGTGGGGATATATAATAACATTTTGCGCTTGTATACACATAATTTAATGGATATACAATACCTATTTTACTAATTCGAATTCCTTTATTCTGTTTTTTGTTTCGTTGAGCAAATGGACATTTGTCACGATTGTTATCCCCTCCAAAAAAGTTTGAATGTGAATAATTCTGAGTACCATTTACACTCGTATGAATTTGCATAAAATCAATATTATTATGCATACAAAATGCAATACATTTTAGTAATTCTGTAAAATTTAAGACATGTGTATTTTCTTCAAATATAACAGATGGAATATTTGTTTGTGCGCATTCTTTCCATAACAGATCAATACTTACAATAGCAATTCCTAACGCACCTGCATAATTATAATGACTTTCAGTATGTCTTCCATTACAATAAAATCTTAAATATTTACCATATGCACTTAATCGATTGTCATCCTTTGCAGTCGGTATTTTAGCTGGGATTACTTTTGCTCCTAACACGTTTACTATTCGTAATATATTTGGTAAATATGGATTAAAAGCAACTATTCTATAGTTAATAGCTGTTGAAGAAAGCGTAATACGTCTATCCGGTATTGGTATCGTGAATGATTCGTATAAAGGATTATTATTATATGCAATAACAATAATCAAAATAATAATAATAAAATAATATATTATAATTTTCATTTAAGATATAAATATATAATATTTATATTTAAAAAAATATTTATTATTTATATTTAAAAAAATATTTATTATTTATATTTAAAAAAATATTTATTATCGGTCGTGCTATCGTCCGGAGGGACTACACTTGTATGAGTCAGGGAATAAAATATTACATATATTAAGAATAAATTAAATCATGGATAATAATAATAACAACAACCCGATTGCATATACTCCACTTTTATTAAAATCATTACCGTCGTTTGTTCCACCACTTGTTTCGGGTACTGTTATAAAAGTGTATGATGGCGATACAATTACCATTGCATCACCCATTCCGGGAATGACCGATGCATCTCTTTATAAATTTAGTATAAGATTAAGAGGAATTGATACGCCGGAAATTCGAACAAAAAATAAAGAAGAAAAGGAAATCGGTATTATTGCTAGAAACGAATTACGTAAATTAATTTTGAAACAACATGTGCGTATTTGTAACATTGGTAAAGAAAAATACGGACGTTTATTATGTGATGTTTACTTGAATGATGTACATGTTAATAAATGGCTGATTACTAATTATCTTGCTGTACCATACAATGGTGGTAAAAAGAATTCACCGGAATCATGGAGAGATTATTATAATACAATCCGAGAAGATTGTTAGTACGTACGAGGGCATGTAGTATATACTGGATCGCAACTACATTGATATACACAGTACGATACTCACCACCTATTCTAGTGTTTTATATTGTACAGTATCCTTTATTTGCATGGTGGATTACTCTCACGCGACAATGATTTGTGCAGATATTGTAACCTATTTATTTGGTGATCCTGGAATAGTATGTTTTTGCGGTAAATTATATTAGATATAAATAGTATAATAGTAAAAAAAAAATGAAAGAATCAATTTTAATTAGTATATTAACACCAACCTACAAACGCAATTCATTCTTAAAATTACTTGCAAACTTAATATGTTTACAAAAATATGATTTATCTCGTACAGAATGGATTATTGTAGATGATAGTGATAGTTCTTATTATAAAAAAGAAGTTTCACCTCAACAGTGGTTGTCGTTTCATCCTGTAAAACATCGATTACACACTATTGTATATAAAACAAATGAAATACATATGGAACTTGGACGAAAACGAAATTATATGAAATCACTTGCAAAGGGTAATATCATAATTCAAATGGATGACGATGATTATTATGGGCCACAATATATTGCACTTGTAATAAAAACGTTTAAGTTAAATTCAAATATTCAGGTTGTTGGGGCTTCAAAATTACATATCATATATCCAAATTCACCATTTATATGGCAAATAGGCCCTTTTCATAATAATCATACATGTGGTTCACTTCTCTCATATCGAAAAACATATGCATTAAAAAATAATTATAATAATTCGTTGCGTTTTGCAGAAGAGTCTTCGTTTTTAAATAAGTATACAACTCCAATAAAACAATTAGCATTAACATATTCAGATTATTTTGCAATTGCGCATAACCAAAATACAGTTGATAAAACAAATATTAAACGATTTCAACTTCCGGCGTATTGGATATCATACGTAACAAATCAAGATGCAATTTGTTTTTATCATCATGTTTTATCATATTCAACGATTCCAAAGGGTATTTATTCTGGATATTGGAATACAATACAAACTATATTTAAAGTATTCATAAAATTTATGTATATTGCAAATACTTTTTTATATCAAGGTTTAACAAATTACATACGCCATTGATGCTTACATTGTGGATTAACACACGTTGCAAAAATAGTCATGGGTTCATCGGCTGATCTCGTCTGTACTTCAGTGTACGTCGATTTCCATTGTTTACACCGTGGACATTTAAATTCAGATGAAAATGCTTGTTGAATTTTTTGTCGACGATGATTACCTGCTTCCAAAATAATAGTTGCCCATCTTTCAGGACATAGATCTTGTGGTCTTAAAAAACCAATTTCATGTGGTAATAATCGTTTTTGAATCAAACTCTCAAAAATATAATTACTACCAATTATACTCGATAGATCTATATTTAGTAGCACATCTTCTTTTTTTAATTCATACATTGTTTTAAAGCGATTACTATTCCATTTCCGTGGTAAATTTTTATCAGTTGATTTACATATAATGGCATTAAAAATACTTATTTCAATATTTTGACATGGATTCATTTTCCAAAAAGATTCTTGTTCCTCGGTCGTATAATTTTGGCATTGTTTTTCAAAAATAACATTTAATTTTAAACAAGTATCTTCGCGTATTTCTTGTATTTCAGCAGGTGTCATTGTTAATGACATGGGTGCTTTATTTGTTCTACGACTTTTTGTATGTTTCCATTTTAAAGAGGTTGATGTTTTTGTAGAAGTCAAATTTTCGGCATCACTTATCGTTCCATTTTTATTCATAACTAGATTATAAAAAAATACTTAATATATGTATTCATCTTTTTTTTAATTTATTTTTTATTAATCCGAATCTGCGTCGGAACTAGGAACGACGACTAATCGTCACTCTCTTGTCGTAAAAGAGGGAAATAATTTTGCTGTAAAAGAGGCCTCTTCCCCAACCGTTACTTCTTCGAGTGTAGTGTTTTGATTGGTATCGTCAGTCATTGTACCTTTGTCTACTTTAAGATGCCTCTTAGGCTCTTCTAACTCACGTGGGAGAGGAGGCGGAGGGACGGGTGGAGGAGGGACGGGTGGAATGTTTTTGTTTGTAGTAAACCGATTTGCAAATTTTTGAATCGTGTCTTTATAATACCATAAACCTGATAATAACGTAATAGAGCTAACAGTAAGTATTGTGTGTGTTTTACTTAATGAAAATGACTTTAAATAATTGTCCATAGTTTAAGAAAGTTGTTCGTTTATTTATATTAAATAAGAGTTTTTTAAGTTCAGACATAAACACATGTATATTTTGTTTGATATGAGTTATATTATTTATTTTAAAATATATGCAATGAAAGCATGGTATAGACATACAAAAAAAGAGTGGGATGAAGACAAACTTTCAAATGAACCTCCTTTTTTGGAATTATTACATACACGAACCGTCAAATGTATTGATAATATAATTCAACAACATACGGCCGAATCCAACACTACTATTTTTATGTGTTTTGATGGACAACATTCAACTCAGTGGAGACGATCCATTTTACCACAATATAAAAAAAATAGAGAGAATAATCCCGCAATTTACAAAATGTTTGGAATCTTGAAAGAAAATATATTACAACATTATGTCAATCGAGAAAACATATATATAATTGAACACGAGGAGTTAGAAGCGGATGACATTATTCATTTTTGTTCACATAATTACGGTAAAAATACTAACAACTTAATTATAATAATTGCAAATGATCATGATTACATACCGTTACTACAATATTCAAATATATCTATAAAAAATGCAAAAGGGAATGAAATGAAATGTAATGTTTTTCCAAAACATGCATTGCAATTTAAAATATTAATGGGAGATAAAAGTGATAATATTCCACCCGTTGCATCCCGTATCGGTTCTAAAACGGCTCTAAAATTTATTGAAAATCCAAATTTATTAAAAGACAAATTAAAGAACGATAAACAATTCGCAATAAATTACGATCGAAATAAACAAATCATTGACAATACAATTATTCCTGATATATATTTTGAATGGTTAAAAACACACATTATTATGTAAAGAAGCTTGACGGAGATAATCCAAAATCAATCAATTTTATTTGATGAGGCAAACACGATATATCTGAAAAAATAAAATTTTCAAGTATAATTCACACATCGAGCGAAAAAATAATAAAAAAAATAAAAACGCAGTACGAATTAAAGGTACGACGTATTAACATGATGTGTTGATAGCATGGTTAATATTTGGTTCTGTACAATGTAAAATATAATATTTACATAAATAAATGAACTTTAATACGTACGTTGTAAATTTGGATTCACAGAAGAAACGGTATGATGTTCAAGAAAAGAAACTTAATGAGGTTGAGATATACCCAATTCGTATCAGTGGGTATAGATTTGAAGATATTGATAAAAGTGAATTACAAAAACATTTTGTTCGAATAACACCTTTATTAAAGCCTAGATCTGCTATTGGCTGTACATATAGTCATATACAGGCACTTAAACATTTTTTAAAGAACGATTCAAATGAATTTGCTCTTATATTAGAAGATGATGTGTTTCCTTTATTTACTAACGTTGTTCACTTGGAAAAGAAACTCGAAAATACAGATTGGGACTATTTAAGTTTACATTGTGACGGTGTATGCCCTAAAGAGGGTGGTATTCCTTATTTATTATCTGGTTCGGCCGCTGCATATTTCATTACACGTGAAGGTGCAGAAAAAATAATAAACTATAAACATTCTTTTCATTACGATATACAAACAACAACAATGGAAAAACTGAATAAAAAAATTGATATAAAAAATTCGTTTTGGACAGATGAAAACGCTGAAATGAGTGGTGAAATAAGTTCAAATCGGTATAAAAGATATTGTAATGGTATATATGATAAAATTACAGAAAAAGTAGTGAATAGAGGTGAGAAAACCGTTTGTCACTACAAAGATTATCGCATATTTAGGATACCTGTATTAGGTTACGAAGTATCTGCCGAAGATTTAGTGTTGTTTTTATTGTGTATTTTAATCAGTTGTACAGCTTTTATCAGCGTAAAATACGTAAAAGGACGTAAAAAGTAATAACGAACCCAATAAATAATTTTGTTTTTTGGGAAAGACTGTGAGTAAAGCGATATTTATTAATAAAATGTAAATGTAATAAAACTGATCTCCAACGACAAATCGCTGCGCTCACAAGGTGGCTGCTCACGCCGCAGACCGGACAAGTTTTACGCGTCGTCCGACGGCGTCGAAGTGGACGAGTGTGACGAATGACGAATATCAGCACACCCGCACGGGCAGCAGCGGGTCGTTATAAGATGGAACCCGCATCCGTACACCGCCCCCGATGGCGCCCCCCGGTATGATAAGAGGGAGCGACTTGCGCTGTTCGTGGCGTTGAAGAGGCGGTTGCGCGAGCGGCCTGCGCGTGACGCACTCGGCCCAAAATCGAGGTCTTCTATATGTTCTATGTTACACGTATCGTAATCACATATCATAATCTACGAGCATTGTCATTTGGGAGGAGGGTAACGTGTACGTCCGACGGGCCGGACTGGTCAAAATTTCGATCGAGTCATCTTTACATGCTAGTTAGTATATTATCCCAACCCATGCGTAAAATGTCCCTCCAATGTGTTACCGGTGGCTCTTCATTCTCGTTGTCAAGATTAGGTAATGCCGTGAGTACCCCCATTCCTATAACTGTACCATATAAATGAGACCTCCACCATTTACCACTGCTTTTCGTATGTGAACATATCAGTTTGGAATACATTCTAGAAGCAGTTGGCTTTTCTTTTTCTCTCCTTTGAATGAATGAATGAATGGGTGTTGTTGTGTGGCAAAAAAATATATTTTGGGGGAATAGATAATTAATTTTTCGATTTATAGAATATTCATAGAACGTTCTTTTGAATTTTTAAATGTATAAATATAAGTTCATGAGTACTCTAAGTGTACAATCAGGCGGAGTGTACACCTGGCAGGATGTCCGAGTGGTCACGGGTGTTAACAGGAAAAAACGCCGGGGTTGATTGACGAAAAAGACGACGACGACACGGAGCTGATTCAAATAATGTAATAATAAAGAATTCCAAGCCTATATAATTACAAAATTACAAAATTTGATTCATTAGAAGACAAAATTCGTTCCATTGGCGCGCCAATAAAGAGTGGTCGAACGATTCAATTACCGTATTGGATGTCGTCATTAGATAAATTTTATCCAGAAGATGGGGGCTTATCTTTAAAGGCTAACGGGCTTCCACATCCTCTGTATCCTTATCCTCTATCAACTCAAGCTCTATTGTTTTGTTCCAAGGGTTTGTTAAATCCTCTTCCGATGTATTGTTAGTAACTTTTAGCGTACGATATTTATTTATACTTCTCGGTGTTATCGTTATCGGTGAGGGCTCTCAATCGAATTATGGGCAGGGTCAAATATCGGAGCAATATTATAATAATAAGATGCGATTTCACATAGCAGTTTCACATAGCAGTTTCACATAGCAGGTTAACTCTTTCAACACATTTTTATATTTTGTATTTAGATTTTTGTTTTCTCTTTTTCGTTATATTTGTTTCTTTTTTTTTTCTTTTTTTTCTGCTTTTGCGTCCACCCCCCGCTGATGATGATGATGATGATGATGATGATGATGATGATGATGATGATGTAATGGTGGGGGGAGCTGGTGCGACGATGGGTGTGGCGATGGAGGGGGGTATTGGTACTGGTACTGGTGCGGCGATGGGTGGTGGTACTAATGTAGTGATGGGTGGTTCTGGTGCGGCGATGGGTGGTGGTACTAATGTAGTGATGGGTGGTTCTGGTGCGGCGATGGTGGGTGGTGGTACTAATGTAGTGATGGGTGGTACTGGTGCGGCGATGGGTGGTGGTACTGATGTAGTGATGGGTGGTGCTGGTGCGACGATGGATGTGGAGGGTGGTATTGGTACTGGTACTGGTGCGGCGATGGGTGGTGGTACTACTGACGTAGGTGGTGGTGGTGTGGCGGATGGTGGTACTGATGTAGTGGTGGGTGGTACTGATGGTGAGATTGATTGTATGGTAGGTAATTTATATATTTTAAGGGGTGTATCACAATATGGACATTTTGAAGAAATATTAACATTTGAAGTAAGTGGAATACTAATATGTTTATTGCAATTTGTACATTCACACGTAAATTGAGATTCAAGTACTGTAAATTGCGTATATTTATCATTTGAACATACATACATTATATTACAGCTTTTTATTTCCATTAAATCAAACGGTGATTTTGAGGACATATTCTCGGGTTCTAATGCTCTCATAAAATGATTATCCTGTAAACACTTATCAGATGAAAGAAACGTTTCAAATTTAGACAATTCTGAATTTTGTGAAAGAAATAATGATTTAAATTTAGATAATTCAATACCTTTTTTTTGTTTTATATAATCTTCTCGTACTATATCTATTAACCATGTTCTTAAAGTACCTGGTTTTTTGTCGGTTGTTATATATATTTCTCTAATAATATTACTATTAATTGTATTAAATAAATCAAAATCTTTTATAAATATTTTTCGCATTTTTTTTGAAGAAGAAATAAACAGATGATGTCTTTTTTTATTACGATATTGTAATAAACACTCATATGCGGAGGCACTTCCACTTTGTTGGGATTCTTTGATGAGTTTTGTTCGTAATTCTTCGACCGATGGTTGAAAGTAAAATGTATCTGGTTGTTGTTCTGACCATCTTATTGGTTCATAAACAATCGTTTTATTATTTTTTATTCGCTTTGTAATCATTATTATTTTTAAATCAGAAGGTAAATTTACATCACTAATTTCCTCTGAAATAAAATTTTGACCTTTAAAAAATAATTTTCCGCCTCTCCTTTTTGCGTTAGACATTCTTAATTTATTTTAAATAAGTATTATATTTTATTTCAATTAACGTTGATAATTTTATCAGCACAATTATATTTAATTGCCTCTGAACTATTTAAAAACCATTCGCCTAATACAAACCGAGTATATAATAGTAGGGGGTCTACTTTTATTTTGCGGGCTTGAATATCTAACAGCCATACTTGAATATTAATTGTATTTTTTATAAAGAGTACCGACGATTCAAGTGTACCTTTAAACAGAATTTGTATTTGATGTTGCATTAACTCTGATTCAGGAATAACATAACGTCGATTACACGTTTGAAAAATTGCAAATCCCATTGAGTGTGCCTTTTTTGCAATACAAGTTACATTATCCATATTTAATAAAACATGCATTAATTGTATTCCCGCATGTACATCGCCACCAATCGTATTAAAATAAAGCACCGGCGTTGGATAAGTATGTGTTAATAAATAACTCGTTTTCATAATCGATTTCTCGGTTATAACACCTTCGAGTGGAAGAAATGAGCAAGAAGAATATTGTACACAAATAAGAATCGCGAATACATTCTTAATATTTACCATAATCAGAAATAATGACATGAATATCTAAAATTATTTTTTAATTTTTACAAATATACCTCCTTACGGACGGACGATTTTTAGATATTGAGCTACCGTGTTTCACTTATATAGTAAATATAAATGGAGACCTTTTATGTGTAGATGATGATACTAAACATATTTCGCTTTCTGATATAATTAACAATAAGTATCTTCATCTTCAGGATTTGCAGAAGTATGAAAAGCAGCTTTATGACTGTGGATATAAAACTTTAGAACACGCTGACGTTAACTGGTGGAACGAATCTAAATTAAAAGCGGAACTTACAGGTGATAAGATTGGAATGTCTAATCAACATTATTCAATATTAAAACAAACAATTAATAAAATAAAAATTTTACATTGGTATCCAAAGAACATGGCAAACGTACTTAAAGTGTAGGTGTATCATTCATTCATTCATATGATGTTATCATGTACTGTTCTTATTTTTATATATATATATATATATATATTTATTATTTGTGGAACTTTCTAAGAATTTTCAAATAATAAAATTGGTACATAAGAATGTTTAAGATAAGAATAGAATATAACAATAGAGCCTACGTGGCGCAATGGATAGCGCGTTGGACTTCTAATCCAAAGGTTGCGGGTTCGAATCCCGCCGTGGGTAACAATAACAATTCTTTTTTTAATGAGGCGACGATATTAAAACATTCCCTCCATATAACATGTGGTGGGAATTGGATTATTGAACATTATTTATTATTTCTCATATTATTACAATATTTCTTTTCGACACCCATCCTTAACAAAGTCTCACTCATTTGTTTTAGTAGAAAAATGACGAGCCGACATCATAAATGGGGAGGCAGGGCCCGTTTAAATGGAAATAAATAAAAATAAAATGGAGTACAAAATGAGGGGCAAATTAAATTTTAAATCACGAAATGTTTTATAGTACTACCACGAATAGTAGTACGAGTAGAGCCTGGCGTGGTTTCGAGAAAAATAACGATGATGGAATGAATTATCTGGAGGAAGGGAAAATCTCTCTTCCAGATGATATTCGAGTGGCTTTTGTCCAAAAAATATACAGTCTATTGTCCCTTCAGCTCGTCGTTACCTGGGCGATGAGTTATCTATTTTACCGGAGTGAAAGTGTTACGAATTTTGTGCTAAATACTCCAGGTGCCCTAATTACCTCGATTTTAGGTACCTTTCTCTTCTTATTTCTCTCCTGGTGTTACGGGAAAAGTTATCCCTGTAATTATCTTATCTTAACGGGTTTTACTCTCTGTGAATCCTACTCAGTAGCCTATGTTTGTCTCTTTTATCAGCCGACGAGTATTCTCATGGCGTGGGGCTTGACAGCTTCGATCTTTATAGCCTTGAGTGGATACGTCTTGGTAACTGGAAAGGACTTTAGTTTTCTGGGAGCGGGTCTATTTGCCTGTCTCTGGATTCTTATCGCCGGGGGTATTATCCAGTTAATCTGGCTTCCGAATGACCAATTTCTTAATACCACGATGGCCGTACTGGGGGCCATGGTTGCGTGTGGTTATATTCTCTATGATACCTCCGATATTATTAAACGTCTCGACCCAGACGATTTTGTCTATGCTTGTATGAGTCTTTATATAGATGTGATTATGCTCTTTCTGCGGCTCTTGGAATTGTTTGGCAAAGAGAGGGATTAATTATCATTTTTTATTGAATTGATGCCACTAAATATTCCCATCCTTTTTGTATTTGATCACGGTTTGCATCAGATGCATTGTGTAATGTATCTTGATGTGGTTTATAAAATATACGAGTATGTCTATATTTTTCAAGATTTGGTAATATACTTGTTTGTTTATTATTCTGCATAAGTAAAATCCACATTAATGTATACCGTTGGTATTTTTCAATATTACACATATCTGGAAAAAGATATAGACATGCATGCCAGACATCCTCCATTAAAAGCGTAGATGAAGGGGGTATTATTTGAATAATAAGATTATAATAATAACAATCAATACATTTATTACACGAAGGATATGAATGCTTACATACACAAATATCGTTCATCAAATTATGTTTCTGTAAAATATGTACTGCGAATAAGTCAGACATCCCACATGTTGGAAAATCAAGATGTAGTCCAATTATAGAAAACAAAGAACGCCAATAATCGATTGTCATATTTATTTGAAAATCAGATATATATAATTTTGTTCCATTTCGAAATAATAATGCATTTTGTTTATTCGGATATATACATTCCGGATCAAAAAAACATGATCCATAACAAATACTATGTAAATTTAATTGCTCACCTAATAAAATAATACCCATTCCAGACAATAACGGAAATTGAAACGATTGAATCCGTGGATCATATAAATCTTGCACATTTGTTTGAAGTAATTTTACAGAATACCCCTTTGTTTCCATTACAGACATACTATAATACATTCCATCTGGTAAATACTTTTTTGATTGTTCTGTTTCTTCTTCATATGTATCTTGTTTGCGACCAACGGACACCAGTCTTGCCGAAGATCCCAATAAAGCAGCTGTTATATATGAATGAATTCCTCCACTATATGCAATACCCACATGACCATCTCTATATGTTTGAAATGGTTTTAAATCCGGCATAACAGGTTCAACACAAATATTTCCAACGCGAAGGGTGTCGTGTAATGCTTGTGATATACCAAACGAAGTTAAGGTGATTCTGTTAATTCTAGGAAATACTGCTAATACAAGAATAAATCCCCATCTATCTGGATGAATTGCATCGAAATTTTGTATAACTGATGGTAAATATATTTTAAAACTAGATTTGTAAAAATACTGTACTTCATCGCCACTAAATATAAATTCAATATAATTTAAACTTTTATTCCAATAATGATGAATATTCATTATTACAACTAGTATGAATTGGTATATTAACCATTATATTAACCCTAACCATTATATTAATTTAATTACTTTAAAATTTATTTAAAAATTTAATAGTATATACTCCTACATATGAAGTACACGGATCATAACACCGTGACCATGTAATCTCTTTCCGATTTATTTTGTTGGTTATAGTTGCGACAAATCAACATTATGTCGTGTTTTTTGTTGTTTATAAATTATTATTCTTATTTTTAAAATGGATTAAGGAAATTATATATATTTTCTATTTTTCCATAAATATTATCCAAATCTTCTGGATTTGGATATTGATTTTTACTTTCAGAATATACGTCATCCATAACATCTCCTATTAAATCTTGTAATCGATTTTTAAAGATAATATTTTGATTATTTAAGTGGTTAAGTAATAATGTTTTGTCATATAGTTCTGTTATAATTTCATCCGTATTCTTATAACCAAACAGATTTACTGGGGTGGTGGTAGACTGATCTTGAGCACAATACACCTCAGGGGATGGTATTGTTTCATTTTCAGAATCAGTATTTTTATCATTATCATCACTGTCAAATGAAACTGGACTAAAATAACGTTGTGGTGGTTGAAGTTTAGAATTCCCGAGCATCAAGTTACGTTCGTAATAAAAAATGACACTTATTTATTTTACGAATCGGGGCAATTTTTGATCAGAAATTTTTGTATCCCCCCAAAAAAAACTTTTTCATAAAACTCCAAAACACAAAACACAAAATAACAATGGACGGTGATGACTCCAACGCTTCGAAAAAATCGACGGCGAGCCTGTGGTGTTTTGTACTGCTGGTTTTAAACATTGTAATTTTGGTACATACCTCTCGTGATTTTTTTTCACAATTTTTTCCCTCTCCTCATGGCGACTGGTTTTACATCTTTCATGAATACATGATCGGATGTGCAGCGGCCGTGTGGGGTTCGTTGCTGTTTGTCGCCTGGCTCGCGTGCTGTACCGTCACTGCAAACAGAGATCCCTCTTTTCTTATGATGCTTCCGAGCGTGGTTATATTTGTCACTATCATCCTGCAGTACTGGCAGATGGGTCGCCTCTGGCACACGTACCCCAAACATCTCATTTTCTTTTATTCCGAATATTGGAAAGAAAACTTGTGTCATTTCTCGGATACGTTACCATCATCACTCCCCCACAATATGACGATGTTTCTCAATACAAGTGGCAAAATAATTGTAGAGCGTCGACTTGAAGAAACTCTCGCTACTATTTCGCATTGGCCGTATGTGATGTCAGACGTCGTTGTACGATTTTATTCCTTCGCGTTGATGATTCTGCCCGTTATTTTGGGAGTTACACTCTCGTGTGCGGGGTCGGTGGCGACGTGTGCATGGTTCTGTGACGTAGTGAGTGGTGGTGGTGATAAAGATAGAGAGTCGGTTATTCCCGGTCGAACCCGTTTTTACATCTCATCAAACGATTAAATATATGCGATTAGTCGACTGCACAATTAATGTTGAACATGGTATTTTTGTTTAAATTCATCTAAATTTTGTATTCCCATTTCTGTATTACATAATTTACAAATCGGTTCTAAATTTTTAATATTTGTTTCACCACCGTGAAATACGGACATAATATGTCCGCTTTCAAATGAATCAAAATGAATTTCGGAGTCGCATACACGACACGGGCCATAACACTCCCGCGCGTTCCGCTTTTCCCATACTTTTCGTCGTAATGATTTTGGTATGCGTTGCCGAAAGCCTTTTGGAAGGTGTTTCATTTTATCATATGTAAGACCGGGTGTATTCACTTTTTGACAAATACGATCAACCCACTCAAATTGATTAAATATGCTTAGAAAGTAAGGTCGAAGAGGCATTTTTTGTTTACATTTTTCAATTTTCAATGAGCCATCTTTGATATATTTAGTATCATGTAAATATGATTTCCAATTTTCAGAATAAAAGGTGTTTAGTTCTTCGATTTCATTTATTAATTCTTCATATCCTAATCCAATTTTTGGAATTAAATCAGAATCATCAATATAATGTAATAATGCTTCTAAATTGAAATGTGGATGTGTTGGACGATTTGTTTTTTTTAAATAGGGTGCAAATTGTTCCATAAAATAACCATCTAAGTATTTTAAGACAGATTTCCAATCACATAAATTGCGATATAATTGTACAGGTTTATTTTTATTAATTGCAACGAATAATTCATCGTATTCAGATGGATCTTGAATATCAAAAACACTTACCAAAACATTTTGGTTTATCATGGTTAAATAATCATCTCGTAATAAACGTCTTATCGCTTCCAGACGATGTTGACCATCCAGTAATGCAAATTTGTTCGCATTCATACGTGTAATGTAAAAAAGTGACGGGAATGTATACTCTCCATATTGTTCTTTGTACTTTTTTTGATACGTTATTAACTCTTGTAAATGATCTTCATCTAAACATCTTTGAATATCACCCATATGAGATGATTTAAACATTCGATATTCAATATTATCCATATTAGATAAAAAGGTTGCGGCTTTAACCATATATAAAGTATTTCGACTAGAAACCGTTATTGATGTTGTTGTTTTCATATTATTATCTTGCAATGATGTATCTATATATTTACGTTTTTGTAATGAACGTTCTGGAGACGACACAGATGAAAACAAATTGCTATCTATCATATTAGTATTATTATTATTATTTAGACCTTTATATTCTTAATTTAACTTATTTTAATGAGGTGTATTTTTCCATGTGTATAATAGTGCATAATTAAGTGTTTTAAAATCTTGACTTGGAATATGAGCTGCTCCGATTTCGGTGATAAGATTCGTTGCATCACTTAACATTTTTTTTGTAGGAGGGGTTTCTATATTATAACTACCGTGGGGTTGATGGGTTGTATTTTCAGAATTATCATCTGAATCCGAATCCGAATCCGAATCCGAATCCGAATCTAGTATATTTCTTAAAATGGTATTTATATCATTTTGTATAATAGTATACGCATGGTTTGTAACATGTTGGTTCCATAATTGGTTTGCACTATTATATGACCAACTACTATATACCATATAATATGTACACGTGTATAATGATAATGGCATAGGCCTTGAATATAAATAAAGGGAACCAACCAAAATATGAGATAATTTAGTTTTCAGAATTCGTGTAATCCCAAAAAATATATTCCATTTTGTATTTTTTATAAGTGATTTCTCAGCCCTTTTAAATAATTCAGACTGCATATTTATATTCATTATAAAAGAATGATTTATTTAATTTAACAAATATACACATAAAAACAAACATAATGAATTTAAATTTAAGGGGGATCTATAAGGGTACCGATTAGAACAATGGTCTTTAGACTATTTCAATTGAAAGGTTTTAACAACCTGACTGATTGGTACAACAGTATTTGGGTAACATAATTTATTGTACCATTGACACTGTCCAAAATCTGCACTATAATTATTAAATAGCTCTTCACCTTTTTTAATATCACGTATACTCCATATTTCCATTACATCACGTTTTTCCATATTATACCGTACATTAAAATGATGAGTAGAATGATTCATTGCTGTTCCTGGATTTAGAAAAAATATACAAGTTGGTTCTAATGGATGACCAATTCCATAATTTACATATTCAATTGGATCCCACTGTGTATTTTGTAATTCTTCTGCATTTGAAAATTGTATAAGTGTATTATCTTTTATAGACACTTTTCGTATACATGCATTCGATGGTATATCTTCTTTTGCCCACCACCCGTTACCACTATTTGGTATACTAGATGGTCTAAACTCCGTATTATATAAGAATGTATGACCTAACGCTTCTTTATTCCATGTAATATTCATATTCATTATAATAATGACAACGATAACTTTTATATAGTCATCGACTTTTTCTTCCCTCTTTTAATGTGAAAATACTGTTTCAAAAATATCTCGATCAGTAATATGTACATAACCACTCCCTTCTTGCCCCCATCTTCCTACCCGACCTGCTAGTTGTAAACAGGTCGCGGGTGGTAACATGCTTCCATCTGATCCTTTCATTAATATTCCATGTTTAATTTTTAAATTTAGTCCATATGCTCCTATGGTATCAATAAATAAAAATGCTAAATAGCCCGCATCTGAATCTCGAATATTTTTCATATTAAATTCTTTGTGAAAATTTATACCGCCAACCCCTTTCCATCGCCATCGAAGCTCATTTTCATAATCGGATTCAAAATTACCTTTCATTTTATCGGCAAAAATACGCCACCCATCTGTGTCTTTTAAAGGATCTCCCGATTCAAATAACTCTTGAATACGTGTTAATTTTGATGTTAGTGGTGCTTTTGTCCCAGTCTGTTCTTCTATAAATGCGGCGGTGTTAATAACTTTATTTTCCGGAACAGGCAGAGAGGTTGAACGTTTATTTTCAATTTCTTGTAAATTTTCTTTTTTTTTTATCAAATCGGTTTGGTTATTTACGGGAAATTTTTTCCATTGTACATATTTATCAATCATTATTTTTCGATATTGTTCAATTTTTTTATCTACATCTTGAATTGTTGGAAAATCAGATAAAAGAGGTTTAATTGACGAATAAATTTGATCGACCTGCGGTACACCAATAATACACCCACCTAAAAACTGATGACTATCTGTCGTTAATATTTTAGTAAGTATATCGATTGAATCACAACCCTCGTCTGAATTATCTGGTAACGAAAACATATTTTGATAAAATGTATCATCGAATGCTTCATTTTGTGAGAGGGTATCACACCATTCTAAAATGCGAAAGCTTAATGAATCGAATGTAATTGTATACAAATCAAAATCATACGGCATATATTTTAATGTTTCTGGAGAAAAGGATTGTATTTTTTGAATCCAATCGACCATAACATCTGCCGATAGAAAACGTCTCCATAATATTTTATTACGTATATATTCGGTTCGTTGTTGAAAAGATTTCTTAGTTTTAATACCCGTAAACGGAGATAATACATGCTGTTTATCTTTCAACCAATGTGCAATTAATGTTGTTGAAACACCGACGGTCGATGCAGTAATTGTAATCGGTTCTGAATCGTATTTCATTTTATATAAATTTTTAACGGATTCCGATACGAGTTCCCACGAAGTCGCAGACATTACAAAGGTTGTTCTGGGTAGATTGTTTAAAATCCATAAAATATCATCCTCTTGATCGGATGGTTCATCAATAATAAGAGCATAATCTGGATTCCAAATATGATGTGATAAATGTGCATATCGCGCTTTACATGATGGTATATACACATCTGGCGGATTATCTGTTGTATCCATTATATCTGTATTCCCATTTAATAAAACATCAAATGAATTCCAATAATGTATGTAATGTTTTACAAATTTAGGATGAACAATAAAAACAATTGGATTAACACCTTCACCGCACATAAACGAGGGCTGTAATTCAAATTCATTTTGACATCCGTTTGTTGCAGGAACAATGTATGCAAATGGAACACCACATCTATATAACAATGCAGCTGCTTGATCTCTTACTGGGCCAAAGGGTACACAATATAATGTTTGAAAATTTTGTTGAGAATATATAGATGCTAATGGAGGTAACATTGCGGTTTTACCGGTTCCAACACCCCACGGCAATGTATACAACGTATGTAACGATGTATTTTTGATATGATTTAATAATGAAGCTTGTTCTGGAAAAGGTTTTGGTGCCTTTTGAAAATTATTTTTAAAATGATTTTTTAATAAATAATGAGTATGATGTGATAAAAAAGATTGCCACGGAAATTCGTTCTTAATATGTATAAAATATTTTTTGACAATTTGGTTCACAATTGGATTAACACTCTTTTCAAAATATAGAAAAGAGTCTCGTAATGATAAGACACAATTCATAAAATCAGTTATTTTTTTTTTCGTAAATGCATAATGTGTCGTATTCAAATAGTACAAAATAATTACTTCGATTATGTTATTTTTGAATGAAACATCTAATTCTTTTTTTTTTTTGGGAAAAAAACACACCGCTTTTGTAGCAGATAGTTTGATTTGATCGTAACGAATACGCTCTCTTGTCGGTATTTTTGATTTTGCTTTCGCTTTTGCTTTCTTTTTTTTTAAATCCACAATCACGGGTTCTTCATAAAACTCATCATAAAATTTACTCATATTGTATTCTGTAAAGAGTTCCTTCATTTCTAAAGCTGGATATGACAAATACTTATTAATAATTGAACAATATATATCGGTCTCAATTTTTTTACCACAATTGTTATAATGATTTAATAGCATAGAATATACATCTGTTGTTTCATTTTTTGATAATTCGGCAATAATATCCCATGATAAAGAAGATTCTCTTTCAATATCATCATTTCGTGTTACCATATAAAATTAATTAATGGACATATCTTTTAATTTATTTTTTTTATATATTGTATTTATATACTGATTATAAAAAAATAAAGAATGCCACTATCTTTTCCTCCATTTTCATTAAATCAACCACAACATACCGTTACAGTATCTGGCAACAGATTACCACATAGAACCCCAAAAAAATGTTTTTGGCATGCAAATGGAGAATTAAATTGTAAAACGATTCAAATATTACCAAATAGTGAATCACCCGAAACGCATGTACATTTTGATAGTTTCGGAGTACCAAATCAAAATTATAAGCCAAATGCTTATCATACAAAAGAACCTGAAATAAATAAACATGGTACACCTTGCTGTTCCGTTCCATGCAATGGATGCTCTCCCCATGTAAACTCACATTTTAATTCACCTCAATCTCCTCCAAGAACACCTTCTGATCAAAATTCAGTACATGTTGTGCAGAATAATGAGACACAACCGAGCGCACAACATGTCGCAACGGGACATCATGTCGCGGGACATCATCATACGAATGGACAACCCGTTTCAAGTCATCACCCAGCTGCACAGCATGTTGCAAGCCATGTCGCCGGATATCACGGGGTTCACAATGGACATGATCATTCTGGTCAACAATTTCCAATGCATCAATACTCTCAACATAATCATACATCTGCTACTCAACCATATACAGGAGCTGGAAGTGATCATCTTTCATCGTAAAATCTATTTTTCAACATCACCTGTTTTTTCAAATTTAAATAATTTTTTTACATTTTCAATTGTTTCTGATGCATTCACAACGTCATTACTTAATGCGGTATCAACGGTTTTTTTAAAATAATTCATTGATAATGCTAAACTAAAACATTTTCCAGATATATCTGACTCCTCAACTTTGGATTGAATATTTTTATTTAATTGTAAAGTAAGTGGTTCTTTTATTTTTTCGGGATTAGTAGAAAGTATTTTTGCAATTTCTTCATAAATTTTATTTGAAGAGAGATACAGATCATCTCTATATAATGTGGATAAATGAATACCTTTAACATGGAAAGAACAGTAATGCAAATCGTTCTTACCTATCGAGGTATCCCTCCGTTTTAAATCATAATCGTCAATCGTATTAAAAATATAAATCGTTGTAATATGTTTTGCAAGAATCTCATCTAGCTGTATGTTGTTCTTAAACCAATGATGATTGTTTATATCATCCTTTTCATTTATTTCACCTATCATAAATATATACATCTTTTTAGATGTACATGAATCTTTAATCTGAATCATACATTCTTTATATAAACAATAATTTATAGTTTTATTTGAAAATAATTGTTTATTTTGTGGAATATATACACTTAATTTACCAGTATACTCTAAAAACATTGATACTGTTTCGGACGCAACATCAGCATCAGCATCAGCCGAATTATTTTCTATCCATTTATGCAGTAAGATATATTCTAAATCATTTATTTGAATAGTTATTGGTTTTTTTGTTAACAGTGTACTTCTTCCATCTGTTTCTTTAATATTATTTGGAAATAAACTTTGTAATCGTTTGTATGTTTCTTTACATGCATACATTCCTTCTATTTTAGAAAGGAAATCATTCTGATTAGAACTTTGTTCTTCAACTAATTCAATTTTGTGGAAAATATCCAGTTGTTGAGCGGAAGAGGAGGACGATACGAATACTTTATTACAAATATCTTTAATATTACTTGGGGAATGTGCAGGTGTAGATTTATTTCCGGATAAGTATTGTTTGACGAATGAATGTAATTCATCACTTGTAACTCCAAAAATAGGAGATAATAAATCAAATTCGGTTTTCCACCAATCTGATTTTTTATCAGGTTTTTTTGATTTAAATGTATTCGATCCAGAATCAATTGCACAAATGGATTGCATTTTTACAGACGGTAATGCTTTATCTACGTATGTTACTAAATTAAATTTAATTTGTTGATGAGCAGTATTAATATCTGGTAATTTAATATGTATTTTTGCATTAAATCGACTCAAAATCGCGCCATCTAAACTCCACGGATAATTTGTCGCACCAATTACTAACACATTTTCAAGTGCTTGAAACCCGTCCATCATTTGTAGCAGCGCATTTGTTGCAATTGCATTTGTACCACTCGGATCATTTTGTCTTGAACGCGCAAGTGAATCAATTTCATCAATAAATATAATACTAAATACATGATTATTTTCACCTAATTCTTTTATTCTCATTTCTGCCATACATTGTGCTGAACGAAAATAACTTGTAATTTTTTTCTCCGTTTCACCAACATATTTTCCTTTTAATTCGTCAGCAGTCGGTGCAAAAAATAAAACTTCTAGTCCAGGAACGGCTTTACGTAATTCTGTTGCAGCAGCTCGTGCAAACATTGTTTTTCCAGTACCAGGTGGCCCATATAACAAAAAATTTCTTTGAATATCAAACATAAGAGGCATTTGGTATGGAGCAAGAATACTATTTCGAATATCTTCTTTAACAACTGTATTTCCAATTATTGTATCAAACGTATCTAAATTACCAAATAATTTAACTTCTTTTATAGGATCACATACTTCTTTATCTTCACTTTCTTCTAACTCTGTTATATCTAAACATCCGGTGTAATTTTCTTGTTTTGAAATTAATTTTTTTCGAAGAGTTTCAATTATTGTTAATATTTTTAATAAACCATGCCGTGGAAATGTAATTAAATTTATAGAATCATTAAATGTACGTTTTTTTTCAGTAGATTTTGCTTTTTTTAATGACGACTGTAATCCCCAATTTATATAATTATATAATGATTGCGCTGTTAATAAATAATATGAAAGACAATCTTCTAAATTATCTATTTTTTCATATTTTTGAGCAATTTCTAGTAAAAGTATTGTATCTTTTAATACTAATTCGGCATTTACATCTAAAATTTTTTCTTTTTTAGGACTGCGGGATGGACTGCGGGATTTTTCTTTTTTAGGACTGAGGGGTGAATTGATAGATTTCTCTTTTTTAGGACTGCGGGATTTCTTTTTTTTAGGACTGAGTGATTTTGATTTTTTCGGAACTTGATTTGACATATTATTAATAATTTGTATTTTAATTGTTAATTGTTAATTGATAAAATAAAAATGATTTATAATAATAACAAATGATGAGTACGAATCATAATAATCAATTTAGAAAACTTTTAAGAGAATCCGTTTTAAAAAAAACAACATTACCAGAATTGCCACTGAATAGTTCTACTGATTATATTAAGGATACCGCAATTATAAAGCATCCCGAATCAAATAATTCAAATAAAATACAGTTAAATACGATTGGTATACCTATCGTAGTTGTTATTGCACTTGGTATTGTTTTCGTAATAATTAGTAAATATATTGATGAATATTTTCATATCGATATTGAAGAAGAATCTGCATATAATAATGCATTATTATATGTCGTTATTCAAGTCGTTATTTTACTTATTTTATTAGTACTACCCTATATTATTTTCACACATTTACATTGTTATCCACTCATTTTACAATATTATCTATTTGTAATGGCCGTTTGGGTATTATCTTTATTTGCTTTAAAAGAATTTCCAAAAAATTTAAAATTTATTTTAAAAACTAAAACAGACGAAACATATGCCAATTTAAAAAAAACACAGGCCCAGGCACAGGCACAGGCACAGGCACAGGCACATGCCCAGGCACATGCACATGCACAGGCACAGGCACATGCTCAGGCGCATGCTCAGGCGCATGCCCATACACGGACACCCCCCCATACACCGGCACAAAAGAATAAACCTACAAGCACGAGTACTATATCCAACCGAGAAACTCCATTATATAAATTACCACAACCAATCGAAGAATTTCAAAATAATGATAGAATAAATTCTACTCAACAAAACTATAATTTTGACGAATTTCAAAATCACCCTCCTTTTCAAAATAAAAATGATAGAATAAATTCTACACAACAAAACTATAATTTTGAAGAATTTCAAAATCAACCTTTTCAAAATAATAAAGTAAATTATACTCCTTTACAGAAAAACTATAATTTTGAAGAATTTCAGAGTAACCCTGCCCATGACTTACCGCCAGATCATCGATCCCGTATACCTTTTTAGAGTATAGTTAAAAGTATATTTTATTCAAATTAAAATCTAAACCCAAAATAAAAGAAATTCAAAAAAATTTAAAATGGAAACATCTGGTTTAATTGCATTATGTTTGTCTGTAATTCTTGTTTTAGTAATTACAATATTTAGTACACAATCTGGTTCAAAGTATATTACTTGGGCATATACTATCGGAGATGAGCCGTTTGGAAGAATGGCATTTTTAATTATAATTGCATTAATCTCATCTTATTATTCCTTTTCAGTTGCATTAATGCTTGTTTTATTATATATGTTAATAAATAGTCTTGTTCCATTATTATCTGATGTAGATGAATCATTTATTGGTCAAATTGCAAACGAGGAATTTGGCCCTACCCTTACCAATTGTTCTAATTATGAAAAACGCACAATCCAAAGAGTCGGTACACCCTTTTATCCAATGTTTCAAAACCAAAATAATAAAAATGACCATGCAACATATTAAATATCAATACTATGATATTCTTCACACGAGTTCGCATCCCAACCCTTCCACAATAATATAGTTTCTTCTTGCATTTTGTTCTCTTGTTGAATATCTCTGGTCGTAATTAACCAATCAATATACTGGTCTTCCTCTTCTGTAAACGGAAATATGTCGGAATAATAACTTATATTTAAATTCTTCTCTTGTATTTGTATATTGATTTTGTTTTGGTATTCCATTTATGTTTAGTAATGTTATTAAAATGTTAATTAATATTAATTATATTAATTATTTTTTTCACAATGTCACATTCCATGTACAAAGAAGAATTAGAAGGTAAACGCTTACTGCAAGACATGTTCCTCCAACTTAAAGACGATACAATTTCTGATGAAATCTATCACAAAATCCTTGTGTTATATAATGTACCAACGTCAATGATTTTGACTCCGACAGTACAATTTACAATTTAGAGACAGAGCCGATTTGTTTAAAACTATTCGAAAAAAGCTAACAAAATTATCCGTCTCTAAGTGGGGCGCGCTACTGACCGGAATTCATATCGCTCAGAGTATGGACTCCCGATGGAAAAAGATTGACACCCCTCTATCAACAAATACGATGATTACATTTTTTACACTACTTGGGACTTTTCTGTCATTCAGATACGATAAGAGTCGGAGAACCCGACGTCTTGCTGCTCGTATCGTAGCAGAGCCTTCGTTCTCACCCGAAGAGAAGGTGGATTACGCGATGGGAGAGTATGATGGGTACAGCGTGGAGCACGTCGGCAACTCCGCTTTCCATAAATTGCTAACGCAGCACTCGAACCTACGTAACTTGCAAACGGCCCTTCTGACGAGCCCTAAAAATGAGAAGTGGCTGCTAGCCAAGCATCTTCTACGCCCCGATGGCAGCCGGCGACAGAGCCCCGCTGAAATTGCAAGTGCGGTCGTCGAACACCAATCGGTCGTCGGCCAGCTCAACACTAAACGACGGCGTTACATCCGTCGTTATCAAAGTATAAAATCTAGTTTATGATATCCATATCCAAAAAACAACTGAAAGTACCATCGTCACTTAATTATTTTGTACAACAATTTGAAGATATATTACAACATTTATCAATACGTGTATAACTTGAGTTCATGAAAAATTTCTTTTTTACCAGGCCTAGATCCATATTCGTCTTAATGTTTAAATATATTTATGGAAAGTTGTATGTAAGTGTGCCATTTTTGTCATGAGTTCTTTGTTTTGAATAATATAATTTATACGATGTAATTGGTTTTCATTTAAATCTTCTTTTTTTCCTTTTAAAAATATATTTAAAAATGCCGTATCAGATAATAGTTGAACTACCTGAGGCTGATTTAGAATTGTAATCATATCTTTAATATTATCGGGATTCATAATTAAGTTAGATTTACTTATATACTTTTTAAATAAAAAAATTAAAATAAATAATTTTCGGTGACCGCATAAATTTAAGTTATTTTTATAATGAACGATGTATAATATTGTTGGGTGTGTAATTCTTGTATGGGGCATGTGGGGTGGTGGAATGGTCTTACAAGGTAGTGTTTTTTTGTCAACACAACAAGCAATTATATGTGGAATGTTAATAGGACGATTTTTTGGAACCATAGTTGCATATGGGTTATATACTCTTCTTCTTCATAAAAAAATTATACAAATTGATGAAATACCGTCTGCAAGACCTATAAAACTTTTTTATTTATACTTCATTTCTATACTATATGACATTTCAGCAAGTGGGGCATCGATGTCTTATAATCAATTGTCGAAACACAGTGGAAAGAATATTGCAATCACTTCCGCCTTTGTGTCTTTATCCTCCTATATTCCGATTATATTTGGAAAACTGTGTTATAAAGAGAAAACGAATTTTAAACAAAATACGGGTATATTCTTGGCAATTACGGGCGGAATATTATTAAGTCTTAATATAAATCAAAGTGATGCAGAATCTAAATCATTCTTAACAGTTTTATATACACTCATCTCGTTTCTTGGGTGGGGATGTTCGTATACAATTGCATCCAGTATCTATAAATTTTCATCGTCAATAAATACCATTCTTCGAACGTTTTGTTTGAGTTCATTTACTCTGCTTTTAATTATAGCATTACCTTTTGCATGGTATTATAGTATATGGTCATGGAACAAATGGCATTTTATACAGCTCGCCGGTGCACAATTTATGTGGACAAGTACCGCGCCTGTATATACATACATTGCGTCGACGTGTGGTGCAACGCGCGGATCCGTGTTATGCGCGGGTCATACTCTTGTACCTGTTATAATTGGTATAGGCGTAATGGGTAATCAAACAAATCGTATGAGTATATGTGGTATTATATTATCATTATGTTCATTGACGTTAGTGGCAAAAGACGAATCGCAAAATATAGAAACAACAAACGTTTAATCAAACGTTTAATTTAATAAATTTTATTAAATTATTACATATTTTTTTGAATGCGATTACCGATTGTTTGTCTTTCTCGATTTAAAGATGGTATAAAAATTGTATATACCTCATTTTCGGGAGTTTGATCAATACTTAAATCCTTATGTCGTTTTAAAATAGTAACAATTTCTTTTTTATAAAGTACTTTTTCACCTTTTTTAAAAAAAAACGTTTTACTTTTTTGACTCTTTTTACTTTGACTCCACCACTCGCCATCGTCTGATCTACGATTTTGTTTTCGGGTGTTCCTCTTTTTAGCTTTTAACTTATCATCCTCTAACATCGTTATTACTAAAGAAAAGATAAGAAAAAAAACTATTTATTTTTTGGGGGGGGGGCCGAAAAGAGGAGGTTCTTCTTGCCGTCAGTCACAAACACAAACAATGACAACGAACAGTCGCGTTCAGAAGAAGAGTGACTCTCGCTATTTCAGTGAGAACCTGAACAATTTAACGAATTTGACGAACGCCCTGACGAATGCCAAGGGAACCTTTCGACATTTTTCTTCGAAGCAAGAATGTTTCAAATTCATCGACGAAACTTCACTTCAGCTCGGTCACACTTGCTGCAGTGGAAAAGGTGTTTTTGTATTTCACGACAACAATGCCACTGTTCGGAAGGACAATTCGGAACTGGGGAACGACCTAAAGCATCAAAACGGTTCATCTGGGGTCAAATCTGACCATTGCGCCTCTCCATCGCTGCGTGGTACAGATCGGGCGTCGTCGCCTGTACCGAATATAAATAATCTACAACAAGATGAATTCGGAACTGGAGGAGGAACATTTTGGCATTTTGATTCTGAGGCGGAATGTCAGAAATTCGTCGAAAAAACTTCACAATCCGTTGGTCAAACATGCTGCAATGGAAACGGTGTGTATGTGCATTATCAACAACATCATTCTTCGCAACCTTCACAACCGATACCCCGACCAACCATACAAAGCATACCACCCGATGATGGGTAACCTTTCCGGCCCGAGTACTTAAAACAGTTTAATATTAATAAGATGAATTAATCCATTCATTTTTTGATTATCATAAATATCAGGAGATGGTATATTTTGTAATTCTCTTAAAAAATGAAGAATATTCTCTCTATTTTGTTGTAATTTATTTCGTTTTATATTCGCTTTAGACATTACCCGATCGATTGCAATGCGTATTGCTTGATTAATCCCCGTTTCACGAAACGTATCTGACCATTTTAAAAGTCCAGTTGGATACGCACGAATATGATGCATGGAGTTGAATCTCCTATTTTTAAAACATTCAATTGCATTGAAATTACTCTCCGGTGTTCGACTTCCATGATATTGTACATGAATTTCACCTGGAATACTAATACACGATGCATAATATCCACCACATTGTGATCTCAATTTTTTGATATATTGCATAATTAGATTTTGTAAAGGATTTCCATTCATATTTAAATAATAGTTCAATCTTATATTTTTAGAATCATGATTTCGCCCACTCCATAAATAATAATGTAATGCATTTCCATCACCTATAATACAATATGGAAATAATTTTAAATGCTGTATAAAAGTTCTTTTACATGCCCAAATATATCCAGTAATATTGCCTCCTTTTAAAACAGATTTACATTTTTCAATTTCATATTTTTTAAAATGTAAATCTTCTTCTTCCTCCTTATCTTTTTCTCCACCACCCTTCTTATCTCCGTCTCCAACTTCTTCCTCCTCCTTATTATCTTTTTTGTCTCCATCGTCCTCCTCCTTCTCTTTTACTTCCTCTCCAGCGTCCTCCTCCTTCTTATCTTTTTTGTCTCCATCGTCCTCCTCCTTCTCTTTTACTTCCTCTCCAGCGTCCTCCTCCTTCTTATCTTTTTTGTCTCCATCTTCCTCCTCCTTCGT